ACCAGAAAAGTCGAAATCTACCTACAGAGCAGAAGGAAAACGTTGGTGCTTTACAGTTAACAATTATACCGAAGAAGAATATGGAGCGATATGTGCCTATGTCAAGCGGGCTGCCGTGGCTGGATTTGGAGTCGTTGCAAGGGAGGTTGGAGATACTGGAACTCCACATGTTCAAGGTTATATCCGTCTCGGGACTAAAGCTAGACTCACGGCTATGCGAAAAAATATCAGCCCTCGCGGACACTTTGAGCTGGCTAAGGGCACTGATCAGGACAATAAGACGTACTGTACTAAGCAAGACGGGGACGCTCTCATTGTGGGAAGGGTGCGAGAGCAAACTACAGAGCACGGGGGATTTAATGGACTCGGTGAGCGAGTCTCTGGAATCATATCTGATATGTGCGCTGGGGCCTCGTTGGGAACAATCGCCTCAGGAGACCACGAAAAATGCGGCGTTATCGTTACTCATGGTGCCCGCATTAGCGAATTGTTCTATGACATTGAAAACACTCGAAGACTGGCCGACATGGGCCGAGGATTTGGGAGCGTTAGTTGGAAACCCTGGCAATCAGAACTTATATCCATTACGGAAGGTCCCATCTGCCCCAGGGCAGTCCACTGGATTTACGATGCCGTTGGAAATAGTGGAAAAACATTCGTCTCAAAATACTTGATGACAAAGGGTGCAATAAGGTTCGAGAACGGTAAGTCAGCCGACATAAAATACGCTTATCAGGGAGAGTCAATAGTGATCTTTGACCTTGCTAGATCACAGGAAGACCGTGTGAACTACGAGGTCATGGAATCCATTAAAAATGGCGTTCTATTTAGTCCCAAATATACTTCAAAAGTGAAGGTTTTCGACCCCCCTCATTTAATAATACTAGCAAACTTCCTACCTGATGAAAGCAAAATGTCGGCTGACCGATGGAACGTGATAACAATCTAAATAAACATCAATACTTTTTGATGGCGGTCGCCGCCTCCGCTGCGCGGGTCCACACGGCGGAGGAAAGGGGCCAGGGAAGAAAAAACCCAACATGTAAATAATGGTTACAGACCTCGCCCCTACGGGGCTAAGCAGATTTTTAATGATAATAAAGATACAGCAGTGTGAAAACTGACCGACAGGTTATTGTCTATATATGTGTTACTGGTGGTTTTTGTTTGTTTGTGCTATGATGGTGACTTGAATTTGCAGCATTGGCGTAAACTGCTCCCCACTTGCGACCTCTGACCCGAAGCGTAACTACGTGTTCCCGATGAACTTCTTTGAGGTTGTATGCAAGGGGGCCCTCGATAATCAGGTGGTTACCATTGTCAGAATGGAAGGTTATATCGTCCATAGTCTGGGTGGACATCCAGGGCTTTTGGGTGGTCACGTAAGCAACATGCTGGGAAGTACCAAAAGCGTCCTTGAACTTGGGGTAAAGAATCTGCCTAACAGAATTCCCTTTCGACCGTGGCTGGAAAAGCCACTGCTTGATTTTGGATGTAGGAAACAGGCGAGCCTCGTCCTGAGTATAAAAATTAACACCAGTATTCGAATCATCATAAAGGGTGGTAATCCTCTGGGGGTTTTCGACGACCTCTAACCCATAATCCGGGTAGGAAAAGGTCTTGATCTTCACAAACTGGACTTCTTTCCAATCCAAAACTAGGGTATCTAGTATAGTCGAAGGTATGGTAAGGTTAGGGGTAAACGGAAGGTAACTCGAGAGTTCCCCGTTAGAGTCAATTAGGGCTACCGAGCTATTCCCTCGAAAGGTTAGGGTTAGCTGGTCATTTCTTTTACGAGGATTTCGTCGTCTTCGAACACGTCCCATACGACGTTTCGGCGCAGCTTTGCGCCTCCGGAAAGCCGGACGACGACGAACAGGGCGCTTGCGGCCAGCAGCAACACGACGACGTCTGAAAGCCATGGCATTACAGTACAGAGTGGCCTCCCCACCGCGAGTAACGAGTTCTCTTATCAAGATCTCGCGGGTGGGATTGCGATAAGAATAGGCGCTCGCGTCACTCGCGGAATCAAGATAAGGGAACTCGCGAGACTTTGGACCCGCGAGTGGCAATACGATAAGGATTGACCTACTTGAGATAGCGATCGGCGGCTAAGTAAATACTGACCTAGTTAAGATAAGATAAGAATGGCGAATGGAGACAGGAGGTGGTAATACTGAACACCTCCTGTTTTGGCGACAGCCTACGTCACGATTATGACGTCACGGGCATGCGCACTCTATACAAAGATGCCTATCGTACCAGAAAAGTCGAAATCTACCTACAGAGCAGAAGGAAAACGTTGGTGCTTTACAGTTAACAATTATACCGAAGAAGAATATGGAGC